CCCGCGCCGCCACGGAACGAGTAGATGTAGCGCCCGTTGAGGATCGCAGACTCGTTCGTCCACGCGTCGTCTCCCACTTCCCACACCCAATGTGCCGACATTCCCACACCCGGCGCAGCGGCACGGGCGGCGGTCGGCGACAGCGTCGTCCACGTCCCCGCGCTAATGCTGTAGCGGAACAGCGTCACGGCGTTCGACCCCATGTAGTAGATGAAGTCGTCGTTCCCTTCAATGTTGTACACGCTCGTGGCATCGGGCTGCGTCGTCCACGCCGCCGAGGTCGTCAGCACCGTGCCGGTGTTGCTGGCGATGGTGCGAATCTGCCCCGCGCCCGTGCCCGACACGATGCGGACCTGTGAGTTGGCCCACTGGTTCGTCGCCCACGCCTTGCCGCTGTTCGTGAGCGTCGATGCGCCGCCCGCCGTCGCCGTGCCGGTCGCAAACGCCGCGTAGCCATCACCCATCCACGACGGGGTGGCAATCAGCTTGGAGTCGGTGCCGATCACCGCTGCCGGTGCGATACCGTCCGTCGCGCCCGTCTCGGCGCTCGACCATGTATTGAGCGCAAAGTCGTAAAACCTGAAGACGTTGGCCGTCGTCGTGCCCGCTGCCGTGATGGCGTTCAAGACGTACCAGCGCGGCGTCAAGAGCCGGAACGTCGTCGATGCCGTAAACGCTGACGCCTGCGTGGCGACCGTGATGATGGCGTTCGTGCCGACGGTGTTGGACACAATCGCCAGCGTCACGCCAGCGTTCGGCCCGCCCGTGATGTGGATCGAGTAGCCGCGCAGGTCGCGGGCCAGCGTCAGGTTCGTGGTGATCGTGGACGTGGTGCCCGCCGTCGCCGTGCCCGAGGGGCCGATTGACGTGGCCGTCCCACACGCGCCGACCGCGAACGTGCCCGCGAGTGCGCCGGACGGGATCTGCACCCACGCATCTTCCATCGGGCTGTAGAGGTACTGCACCGTCGCGCTCACGACATATAACTGCTGCTGGCGATGGTGCCGTGACGATGCAATGAACGCGCCCGCGACGGTGGCGGCAGGGGCGGGTGTGCAGAACTCCCACCGCTTCAAATCGAGGATCTTTCGGTTGCCGTTGGTCGTTGGCATAGTCGGCTCAGGTGACGGAAATGTTGCGGCGGGCGCTGTCTGCGCCGAGGCGCATCAGCGAGGGGATCTGCTCGGTCGCGGCGAGGCCACCGATCTGCGTCTGGTTCGTCAACGTGGACACCGTCGTGACGGTGCCGACCGTCGTGATCGTCGCAAGCGTCAACGACGCCGAGATCGAATCGACCAGCACGCGCAAGCGCCCAGCGGTGTCGGGCATCGACTGGCCGATGGTGCGGACGAGGGCTTGCAGCGCCATCCGCTGCGCTTCGATGGCTTCGATCAGTTCACCGATGGCCTCCACCGGCACCGGCGCGGCACGCAATTCGGCATCCGTCAACCCGCCGCCGCCTGCTGGCAACACCACGGGAATCCGGCCACCACTGAGCGCAGGCAGCTTGCCATCCATGCTCGACAGTGAGGCGTTGCCGCTGGTCTGCGCGGCAGCCGTCGCGGCCCCTGTCGGCAACGGGAGCGCCGCCGCGCTCACCGGCACAGGCGTTGCCCGCAACTCAGCGTCTGTCAGCCCCGAGCCGCCCGCCGGGAGCACCACCGGGATGCGACCACCGGAGAGCGCGGGGAGCTTTGCGTCCATGCTCGACAGCGAGGCGTTGCCGGTGGTCTGCGCGGCAGCTGTGGCGGCACCCGATGGCAGCGGCAGGGCTGCGGCAGTGACCGGGACCGCTGCCGCCCGCAGCTGGGTATCAGTCAGCCCTGCCGCAACCATGTTGCTGACCGCAATCGTGCCGCTGACCGGCAGTGGGGTGGCTCGCAGCTGGGCGTCTGTGGCTGGCCCGGTAACGACGATAGACGAGGCGATGCTGACGGGCTGCGTGGCCTGCCAAAAGGTCCCCGAGACTGGGACTGCCGTTGCCCGCAGCTGGTCGTTGGTCAACGGCCCAATGACGGGCATCCTGTCGGCATCCGCCACTGCGTTGCCGGTATCGGGGATGCGGGCCACCGCCACGACCGTGCCCGCAGAATCCCGAACATTGATTGTTCCCATCAGAACCCTCCAATAGTGAACAGCGCCAGCAGCCCAGAGTTGTTGGCGTTCGAGAAGTCCAGCGTGCCGGGCGGCGTCACCAGCGGGATGCCCGCCGCAGCCAGTGAGGCCAGAATGATAGACACCGTGTTTTCCAGCGCCACAACGCGAGCCTCTAGCGCCGGGTCTACCCCAAGCTCCCCCGCCGCGAACGCCTGTGCTATGTCCGAGAGGATAGCAGCCTCTCGGGTCGGCAGCGGGATCGGGCGCAGCGGCAGGACGGTAGCCATCAGAAGAAGATGTTGAGTACGGCAGTTGGCCCGTCGGTCATGCTGACTGGGTCGTGGTAGTAGATGTCCCAGCGCACTTCGCCGGTCGTGCTGATGCCCAGCTGCGGCTGCGTGAACGGCCCGTCGGTCAACTCGTCCAGCGTCGTTGTCGCCAGTAACACGCCGGAGTTGTAGATGCGCTGCGTCCCGCGCACCCGCCACTGCGGCTGGCGGTTTGACAGGTTCAACGTCACCGTTGTGCTGCCGTTGACCGACATACTGCCGGTCGGTGCGACTGCGGGGGGAAAAGACGCGAAGCCTGCGTAAAACTGATTCCACCCCCCCACCCCATCGCTGACCCAGAGACCGCTCGCCCCTTTCCACGCACCGCCGTCGCGGACCCAGACATACCCTGTCTGGACCGGCGGGGACCATGCCGGGGTAAGGGGCACCGTGGCGGTATCCCACACATGCAGTGGCATCGCTACACCCGCGCCCAGATGGTTCCGGCGATGGCAGAGCCGCTGGGGGCCGACGTTGACACGATGATACCCGGCAAGGGGTTGCCCCCGACTGTTCCGTCTGAAAAAGTGCCGGTCCCACCTTGCGTCGTCTTGGTGCTCAGAGCCGACGCCAACCCTGTCACATCAGCAATGACATGGGAGTGCGCCGACGGAGTAAAGCTGTCCGGCCTATCAGTGATATGCGCCCAAAGGTGGGTGTGGGCGCTGGGCGCAAAAGTCGCCGGGACGTTGTCAAGGTCCGACCACGGATGCCGGTGCGACGACGGCGCAAACGTGCTGGGGCGGTTGGCCACCGTCGTGTTCCAGTCGGCAGGCAGGAACGCCGGGACCCCCGTGATGGTGGACCACGCCTGATTGTGTGCCGCCGGGGTGAAGCTGCTGGGCACACCCGTCAGCTGGTTGTATGGCAGTGTCACGCTTGATGGGATAGCCCCCGGCGTGATCTGCGTAGCAGGCAACGTCACCCCAGCGCCAAGCGCCCCTGCTGTGATTTGCGTGGCGGGATGCGTATGGGCGTCCGGCGGGAAAACCAAAGGCCGACCTGTCACATCGACCCACGCCACCGTCCCGCCGCCACCGGAACCGGAAACGGTGGCCCACGCCAGATTGCCCGCGCCGTCAGTGCGAAGCGCCTGCCCCGTCGTGCCGTCTGCGGCGGGGAAGGTGTAGTTCACCCCGCCAATCTGGAGCGTGCGGGGCGTGTCGAGCCGCCCACTGGCCCGCAACGCCAGCAGGGTGCTGGCCGTCGAAAGCAGGATGTCCCCGTTCCGGTCGTTCTGGACCGTCATCGCAGAAGACAGGCCCAAGAACCCGACAGCCCCGCTGCGGACCGTCGGGGTTGCCGTTACGGAGTACAGCCCGAGGAACCCCGTCTGGACTCCGGCGTTGGCCGACGGCCCTGCACGCAGCCCCTCGACGAACACCTGTTCCTGCGTGAACCCGTTGCTCTGGTTGGCCAGCACGACCGACGACGGGAACCGGGCAACGTCCAGCGTGCCGCTGGTCAGCAGCACGGCGCTGTGCGCCGAGGGCGGGAACGTCGCCGGACGCCCCGACAGCGACTCCCACGCGAAACTCTGCGAGACCCAGCTGACGCCATTGTCCAGCCACAGCAACGGCTGAGACGCGGTGTCGTAAGTGACAAACACCCGGCCCAGTATGCCCGCCGCAGGGCGGTCCGCCAGCAGGCCGCTTTGCACATGGATGCTGGCGTCGGCGTCGTGCTGGTTGAACGCCGCCGCGACAGTGTTGCCCAGCCCCCGGACAATCGACGAAGTAATGGGCCGCTCGTTCTGCGAGGGGCGAGTAAACGGGGCCAGCTGGTACTGACTGACAAGCAGCGGCATCAGAGTCTCACGGCCAAAGGATTACTGGAACCGAATCCGCAGGCCCGCGAACGTCGCAAAGCCGATGGCGGCAGGAACTGCCAGTGTTCCGAGCAGGCTGGTGACAGGCCGCAGGACCAAGCTGGAGAATGTTACCAGACCGCCGCTCTGCACGGCAGTTCCTCCGCTGACGACTTCGGCCCCGGTCAAGACGATGTCGATGCCGATGGTGACGGTGGTGCCGTCCCCGTCGGTGGTGTCTACCGGACCCGCCGCAGTCGCCTGCAAGACCAGCGGCGGCGTCAGCACGGCGTTGATAGGGATAGACCCCAGCGCAGGGTAGCCAGACACGACCCGGAACCCGGTGCGAGTCGGCGGGGGTGTCGTGACGGTGAACGTCGGGCCACCCGTGACACTGCCACCTGTGGCAGTGAGGCCCGTTGCGCCCGTCGTCGAGCCAGCACCCACCGTCGCCCGAACCTGCGTGGCGCTGTCGTTGAGGATGCCGGTCATCGCCGTGCCGTTCACGTTTGCGAGAGACGTACCACCGAGGTTCGTGCCGGTGAACGTGACTTGCGTTCCGACAGGCCCGCTCGTTGGGCTGATGCTGGAGACAGTCGGGCCGGAAGCGGCAACTGGCTCAAACGCAATGAAACTGACATCTGACGCAAAAACACCGCCCGCGTGCCCGCCGAGCACAAACTCCAGAACCCCTGTGCTGAACGTTAAAACAGAGGGGGTTGCCGTCAGAGCATTTGTTGCAATAGCGCGGGCTACTCCGTTCTGGTCAACCCACTGATCCTGATTCAGCGTTTCATCGCCGTCGCCAAAAACAACAGGGGAAGACCACGAGTAGTCGAGCCGGTTTGTGCCGCCAACACCATCGTTAATACGCCAGCGGCTTCGCTGATAGCTTGTTGCAGAGCAGCCGACAATGACACGATACTGTCCCGCGGCGGGGAGGTTAATACGAAACGTCCGGGCTGCGATTGAGTTTGTCAGCCGCCACCGCCCTCGTAGCGCAAGGTCGTCACCTGAAGTCCACGGAACTGTTGTGTTTGTTCCGATTGCGGCAGAACCTCCAAACTCATCAACGCCCGCTCCCAGCGTAACGCCTCCAAGGGTGTACGGATACATCAAAGCATCCGTACCCCAGCGTGCGCCAATTACGTCTCCAACAACTTCTCCTGTCGCCGCAGGGTAATCGTTGCCAAACCGGATAATTGTGTATGCCATTTAATAGCCTCGTCCGGTTTCGGTGGTCACCATGCACGCCGCAATCAAGTCGTAATCTGGCCCCGGATCGCCACCGTCTTGTGCAATCCCTTTCCCAATCGTGCCGGTGCCAAGAGTCAGCGTCGTACTGTTGATGCCCGCAGCGGCCAAAGTAAGAGCGCCTCGGTTAGTGCTGCCAAGTGTTGCAAAAAGCTGTGCGGCTTGGTCGCTGATACCTGTCACCAGATTGCCTTCAGACACCACAGCAGTTTTGACTGGAAACGTCCAACTGACCGGCAGTGGGACTGTAGTGTTTGGCGAATCTTCATAGTTGGCAATGATCCCCCACCCCCCAGCAATATCCAACCCAGCCAAAACGTTGTTGCTGATGTCCCATCGGCGCATTTCTGGAGGGTTTCCGGCATTTCCAAAGCTCATCGCCCACTTGTAGTTCTCTGTCGGCTGGATACGAGTCGCGCAGTACCATGCGTTATGCCGGATGGCGATGTCTGTGACACGCTTCCATTCGTCCGACCCAAAAAATGTTCCAGTGCGTTCCCCGCCAATACGGAGGCCATGAAGCGTTGTAATTTCTTCGGCAATGCCAAGGTCGGCGGGGTTCCACGGCAACTGAACGTTGTGCGAGAAATCGACCTTGTGCGTAGCGCGATAATCTCCGCCACCAAAGTAGTCACCCCCCTGAATGACGAAGAAGCCAGACGACCGGACTAGCTTGTTAAGTCGGATCACAATATCCGAGGCACTAGCGAAGACCTCTCCGGTGCCTTGGTCAGACGACTTGGCAACAATGGCATACAACTGCGACCCCAACCGATTGAAGCCGTAGTAGTTTTCGATCAGGTTGCCTTCCCATGTGATCCGCTGACCGATCTTGGTTTCCAGCATGTTCTTGTGCAGCCGCCCCTGCGTATGCCAGCGCGGACGGAACGTGAGCCGGTTGTAGCCAACCACCATGTCTTTTGGCACATATTGCTCTGCCCACGCATTGCCGCCACCGTAAATGACATGTTCGCCCCATGCACACGCCATCTCGTTGTTCCAGATGTAGTGGTCGCCCGTGCAGGACAACACCGCGATGACTTGCGCGTCACCGTTGTTGCTGTCACCAGCATTTTCGGCCCACGAATTGATGAGCGCGAACCGATGGAAATTGGCAAGAAGCAGTCGGCGGAATCGAATCTGATCGTCGCCTTCAAGAATACAGCGATCCACGATGATGTTTTGCGGCTCGCCAGTCTGACGAGTCAACGGTGACGTACTATAATTGCCAACGTCCCATCCAAGATACCCCATGTACGTCCACGTTGAATTGCCGCCACCGGGGCCGCCAACTGTTGCATTCTGGCCGAATTGGCTCGCCCGGATACTTGCGACAAGATCAGTGTCCACTCGGAAGTGCAGCCCTGTGAGGCGAACGCCGTTGGTCTGGTTTGTAAAATTGAAGATGCGCTGGTTGTAGGTTTGCATCTCCATTTTTGCCATCAACGACGCATCATCTGCCAGCGACACACGCTGCCCTTCACCACGCAGCGTCCCTGCGCCGACTGACACCGATTCGATGTACGTCCAACGCAGAATCCCGCCCGACGTATACACAGGCGGAATGTCGATTTCTTCCCCAGTGATACGGATGCCGTTGGCAATCCGAATCTTGCATGGGCCTGTTGTTCCTCTGCCAGCAATCGCGGCGACCAATGCTGCACGATTGAGAGCGGGCGACCCTTGTTCTGTAATGGTGACCGAGGAGGTCGGCTCGTTTGTCGCGTAGGCCAGCCACGCGGCCGTTGTCGCAGTTGGCTGATGCCGCTTTGTCGTCGTGTTGTACTCGACCGTCAGCGCACCGCGCTGCGTCGGAGCGTACCGAGCAGATTCGCCGGGATACAGCGGCGGACCGCTTGGCGGAATTACACTAAACCCAGTGGTGGCCCCGACCAGCGGGGTCGCACCGGGAGAGGTAAAGCGAATCTGGAACGTCATACGAGAGTCACCCGGATGGAGGTGCTGAAGGCCGTCGTCAATCCCGGCGCAGTGGCTCGCAGTACGACATCGCGTTCCGTGCCGCTGATGTAGACGACGGAGAAGATAGACAGCGTGATCGTGCCGACATACGACGGGGCCAGTGTGCCGTCCGCCGTTTCGACTCGCACCTGCACCGAGGACATGACAGCGTTCTCGTTGACGGCGACCGGCGTGCTGCCAAAAGCCAGCCGGGTCGGGACCAACGTGACCGCAGGCACGACATCGAAAACGTTCGACAAGACATCCGGCAACCCCGGACTGGTAAACCGAATCTGGTGGGGGGAAGGGTCAGGAGAGCCGGGCGGCACGGTGACCGCCAGCCCGACGAAGGTGGCTCGTCCCGCCGCAGCGGCTGCGGTAAGCGTCCCTGACAGGGTGCCCACTCCAGAGGCGAGTGCCGCCGTCACAGTGCCGGTGGCACCAAAGACGCGCTCGCCGTTGACATCGACCAAGTCCACCGCTGGCTGCTGCGGGAACGGGATTCCACTTTGGACGGCCATGGGGTTATCCGGGTTGGGTGACGACGGCCATGCCAACGACCGGCAGCGGGAGTGTCCCACCAATGTCGATGGCCAGCTGCATGGCGACAGCAGGCAGCGCAGGTGCGGGGATAAACGGCGGCGGAACCGGACGGTACAGCGGGCGCGTGCCCATTGCCGTGGCTTCGACGACAACGGCAGAGATAATGGTGGCCGCTTCCCCGACATCGTCGAAGTCAATGTCGATGCTGGCCCCGCGTCCGCTCACCGGAACGGCGAACGTCTGCACCCCGCCAGAGTCGTAGGCGTAGTCCGGGTCGTCGTAGGCCGCGTTGGCATCGTATCCCGTAATCAGGCCGAGCGTGTCGCCTGTGATCGGGCGCTGCCCGGCCTGCGTGCTGGTCCGCCACCCAATGACAGGGGCGGGATCAGACCGGATGTCGGCCACGACGTAGGCGCGGCGGTACAGCTTTTCCATTGCGACGTCGTTGTGGTAGAAGCGCCGCAGTGTCAGACGCATCGTGTAGCGTTCACCACCCGTGCCCGCCGCAGAGGCATTGTCCCGAAACACACCCGGCGCATCCAGCTGCGTGACGAATCCGAGGGTATCCCCCCGCAACACGATGCTGACCCCGTCGGCGTTCTGCGATTCGGCCATGGCGGTCGTGGCTACCGTCAGAAACCCGCCCGTGAAGGGGCCGGTCCATGCGCGAAGGCGGTAGTCGTAGCACACCACCCCCACCGTCGGGATGTGCCACAGCACCGTGCGAAGGCGGCGATCATGCACCCCGACCACCTGTGCCAGCACGGCGTCGTCAAGGTCCTGCAACAACGGCTGGATGATTTCTCCGATGGCGTCCATGCCGTCCTGCGCGACCCGGTAGAACCCACGGTCAGACAGGAAGTAGACGCTCTGCTCGGCCTTCACAACGCTGAACGGGGCGCTGGTGCCGACATCGGGCGTGATGCCCTGTGTGCCCGCTTGAATGGCGATGTCGTCTTGCCCCAGCCCGGTGAAGCTGGAGATGCCGGACACATGGAACAGGAGCAGCCGGTCGGCCAGCACCTCCAGCGACTCCAGCTGCTGGTCCCCGAACGTGCGGACGACGCCGAACCCGCCGAACGCCCCGGCGTTGCCCAACGTGTCGCCGTTGTTGAGCGCCGAGAAGTAGAGGCGTTCGGTCAAGCCGTCCACCGCCAGCAGTCGCTGGTTGTAGACCCGCAAGACCGTCACGCCGGACGGCGCACCCGCCACAGACGACAAGGTGGTGCCGTTGAACTTTCGCAGGGCGACCCCGTCTGCGATGTAGACAGCTTCGACCGCCCCGGCATCGCGGAAGACGGCAAAGCTGGGCGTGGCGGTGGCCGACAGGCCGGTCCCTTGCAGCGTCCATGTCAGGGCACCAGCAACCAACGGGGCGCTGTAAAGCGAACCGCCCGCCACGGCCAGCAGCAGCACGCCGCTTGGGCGGGACCATGTGAATAGAGCACGCACTGCGGCGGGCAAGGCGGTGACATGGCGGCGCAGGAGGCCCCCGCGCTTTTGGATGGCTCCGCGCTGCGTCAGGCGGGCGTTCTCAGCCCACCGCAGCCGGTCTTCGGGCAGCGACAGCGCATCGCTGGTCAGGTCCAACCCACCGCCGAACCCGGCTGCCATGTCTTTGCGGAGTTCGCGCATCAGGAGCCACCCCAGTCAGACGCATCGTCCATGGGGCGGACACTTTCGGGGGTCATCCCCGCCCGCCGCAGGACCGCCATCATTTTTTGGCGTTCGGCGTCGGCCATGCGGAACTGGTCGGCAGCTTCGCCCGACTCGACGCTGCCCTTGATGAGCATACGCCCCGCCAGTTCGTACACCAGCACGAAGGCAAACTCGTCGGGCCAGTCCACGGTGGCCAGCGTCTCGTCCAGCGCCGGGACCACGCTGGCCCGGATCACCAGCTGAGTGCCAACGGGCAGGCCGCGAATCAGCAGCGTCTCGTTCTCCCAGACCCAACCGGGCCGGGGCGCAGGAGAGACGCCAGTCAGGTCAGTGCCGCGATCAGGGACTTCGGGAAGCTCTTGCCCGTTGACCATGACCGACAGGATGCGATGAACACTGCCGATCCCAGCCAGCGTTGGCTGAGACACCGACAGGCCCAGCCCCAGCTGCACGCCGACCGTAACAACACGGTGGCGCGGGGCCAAGTCCAGCAGCCGTCGCCACTCGCTGCGGAGGACGATGGCAAACAGCCGGTTCAGGGACTCGTCCGGGTAGCGGTCGAGGTCATCTTCCTTCTCGGCAGCCCGGCGGGCTTCCGTGAGATAGTTCGCCCGCGTCCACGGCATCCCGACTTACTCCTTGGAAGAATCCTTGGCCTGCTGGGCCGCGAGCAGCACGCGGTCAGCCCGCTTCAGCTTGCCTTTCTGGACGACGGTGTTGGCCGTCTGCCCATCGACGAACCCGAACTTTGGTCGCGCTTCGGTCGGCATGACCGCCGCGTAGTTCAACACATCCCCGAACGCTTCGTCGTGGTTCTTGGCGTCGATGGCGCGGTTGAAGTGATGCACCCGCTCCAGCAACCGCTGGACCTCCAGCTTTCCGTCCGCCCGAGAACCGATGCGCTTGAAGGTATTCGTCACATGCGAATACGTCTCTTCGATGGTGGCACCCGCCGGGCAGTAGTCCAGCACATCCCACGCTTCCGACTCGGGCACCAGCTGGGCGCGGATGGCGCTGCGGCGGGGGTCGTCTTCCGACCACGCATACATCACCATCCACTGGTTCAGCATCGGGTGCCAGCGCAGGCCGAGGTTGGGGTCGATCTCCCGCAACCCGGCCAGCACCAGTGGCTCAATCTCAGGACTCTGCATCATTCCTGAACGAACAGATCGACCGACACCTGCATCGTCGGCTGGACCGTCAGGGTCGTGATAGCGAGATCGACATACAGGATGTCGTCCGGCATCACCGTGCGCTGCTCGTCGGTCAGCGTCGTGACCTGCGGCAGGGTGTTCGTCTTGCCTACGCCGCCCAGCGCCGTGATGCCAGCGGCCAGCACCGACTGCGCCGTGGTCAGCGGAACGTCCACCCCTGCCGCCGTGCGCTTGCCGACGGTGATGGTGTAGGTCGCCGCCGAAGCGGCAACCAGCGCCACCAGCGAAGCGTCCGCCACGATGACCTTGTTGCGGCCCTTCGGGATGATGACCCGGAGGTTGCCAGTGGCGGCGATGCCGTTCGTCCCGATGAGGGGCGACGACGTTGAATCGAACCGGAAATCGGAGCGGTACGCGGGACGCGCACGGAACACACCATTCTTGATCGACGGCAGCAGCATAGACCCCCCTCACAAGGAACCCGTGACACGCCAACGGGGGACTGGAGCGAATCCCCAGCCCCCCGCAGCATGGACTTCATCCGGCTCAGTTCACCGGGGTGTAGCGCGACGTATCCGTGTAGCCAGAGATCATGCCGTGCGAGTTGCGCTGGACGAGGCCGAGGTTCCAGTAGGTCCCCCAGTTCATCATCTTCGCGTCACGGCCATCCACCGGGCGCTCGCCGTTGTTGTTGCCGACTTCGGCCACGCCCCAGTCCTTGCCGTCGATCCAGACCAGCGACGGGGTGTGGACCATCTTGAACTCGCCAGCCGGTGCCCAGCCGGACGAGATGTACGGCATCCCGAGGATGTTCACGGCAGAGTACCCGCCGTTGATCTTCATCTGGCCTTCCGGCATGAAGCGGCGTGCGCCGAGGAACGACTCGGCCAGCTTCCGTTCGATGCCGTAGGTGCCCATCATCATGAAGTCGCCGGGCCGCTCACGCGGGGACATGCCGGAGCGCATCCCGATCTTCGTGGCCAGCTCCCAGACATCCATCTCGTTCGGGTTGTTCGGGTCGATCACGCCCGACGCCGTCAGGCGCAGCGCGTCCCAGCGGGCGTGCGTTGCGGCGCTGATCCCGTGCAGCGAGTTGTAGCTGGTGCCGTCGCGGTTGAGCAGGTTGCCCAGTCCGTTCGGGGACTGGTTGAAGCCCGTCATGCTGCCGATGGTGCCACCCGACGGGGCGTTTGTGGCCGCGACGATGATGTCACCGATGGTGGCAGCAGACGCAAGGGCGGTGTCCAGCACCAGCACGGCGGTGTCGGTCGAGGCATTCTGCGTGATGCTGGCGATGGTCGAGCGACCACGCAGCGTCAGGCCGTCCGCCGAGAGGATGGCGATGTCCTGCCCGCGATCCAGCAGCAGGGCACCCGGACCCGCGTTGGTGTAGCCATACGGGGAGTCCACGTTGAACGTGTTCGTCACCGCATTGCGGATGATGCCCTTCACACCGCGACCGTCGCCGTGGATCACCTCGCTGAGAGCCAGCTTGGTCGCATCCATCGCTTCCTGCACCAGCTTCTTGGCGATGCCGATGTACGCCCCTTCCTTCGTGGTCGTGCCGATGTCGGCCAGACCGTCGAGGACGCGGGTCACATACATCCGCTTGATGTCCATGTTGCCCTGCACTTCCGTCGTCTGCGCCGACTTCGGGAACCAGCCCTCTTGGTTGGAGACGACGCCGACCGGGCGGTTCATCACCGTGTCGAAGGCGACACCGCGACCGGACCAGCGGAGACCCTTCATGCCACGGGTGCCCTTCTTGATCTGGGCAAGCACCGGGTCGGCAATCGGGAAGAACTTCATGCGGAAACTGGAGTGGACCTGCTTCAGCAGGCCATCGAACTCCGTTGCCGTGATCTGTGACACGGGGACGACTGTTGCGCCCATGAGAATACCCTACGAGAGAGAGAAGTGGCGTGAACTACCGGCCATAGTTGGCGGCGTCCTGCATGATGGAATCCAGCACGTTCGTGTAGTCCACGGGTCCCTGCGGCGGGCGCATCCCTGCGGCGGGCGTGCCTGACGTTGGGGCCACGGCGGTCCGACGAACAAACTGACGGCGCTGGAGGGTGGCGGCTTCCGCTGCCTTCCGCTTCGCTGCGCCTTCGGCTGCCAAGATGCGGGCTGCGTCGCTCGCCTTGGTAGCCGTTGCCGCCTGTGCCTTGCTCTGCCGCTTCTCGACGGTGGCCTCGACCCACGGGATCAGTTCATTGACCAAGACATGGCCCATGATGCCGATTTTCTCCGGCGGGACGATGCCATTGCGCTTGAATGGCATGAGCATCTGGTCGTACTTCCCCCAGACTTCTTCCCACGAAACGTGCTCGCCGTGCTGGGCAAGGATCGTCTCAAACTGGGGGGCGATCTGCTCGTCTACATACGACGAGATCGCCTGCTGGGTGGATTGACCTTCGGCGGCGGCATCCCGTTCACGCAAGGCACGCTCGGCCCGTTCCAGTCGGGCTTCGGGGGTGTTGGCGCGTTCAAGGGCTTCTCGCTGCTCAAACAGGTACTCGTCATCTCCGAGTAGCCGTTCGACTTGCTGCTGCAAAGATGTGATCGTGGTCTCGTAGTCGGCAAGGGTGGCCCGAATCTCAGGCACTGCCGCCCGGAACTCCTGCACTTCGTCGTGGACCCGCTGGTTGTAGATGCCGCGCTGCGCCAACTGGATGACATGCGGCAGCGGGATGTTCTCAAACACCTTGCCGCCGTCGGCCTTGAAGGTGAACGACAACCCCTCGGGCGGCTGGAGTGCTTCGCCTTCGGCATCGCGGATTTCGTACTGGACGTTCGGGAACTTCGGGTCCGGCACCGGCAGCTTCTGCTCGGCAGGTGTTGCCTCGGCAGCTTCGTCCGACTCTTCGCCCTCTTCGTCTTCGGACGGCTCGTCCACCAGCGTGTCCGAAGTCACGGCGACCGGGGCCTTGGGCGCAACGACGGGCGCGTCGGCCACGATCTTGACCCCTGCGGCGGGCGGATCAGCAGGCGGCATTACCAGTCCGTCCACCACCTGTGGCTGTTCTGCAACAGCGGCCTCCTCGGCACTGCCGCCGTTGAGGTCCGAGATGATTTCGGCAGCCATGCTGTCGAAGTCGAAGGCGTTGGGGGCTGTCATATGGCAGGCTCCGGTCGTGGGGTGGGGGTCATGCGGACATCAGGGGAATGTTGCCTTGGATTTCGGCGTCAGAGTCGGGCATCATCATTTCCGTGCCCGCCGCCGCCATGCCGGGGAGCGCCCCAAGCAGCGGCTGCTGCCCGGCAGGGAGATTCTCGCCCTCGACGGTGCCCATTTCCTCTTCGCCGGGCGCGGCAGGCTGCCCGCCCTGCTTGAGCATGGCCTGATCGGCCAGTTTCTTCCATCGGGCGTCCGCGATCTGGATGATTTGCTCCTCCAAGTCGTCCCGCAGCAGGATTTGCCGCTCCAGCACGGTCTGATGGATGGCTTCATCGTCCTGCCAGCGGATGCCGAAGCCCGGATCGGCGGAAAACTCGGGATCACCACGGGCAATTCGCTCTGCGAGGCGCAACGCACGCGCTTCTTGGGCGTCATCGGCGGTCTCAAAGCTGCCGGTGAAGGCAAAGGGCTGCCTGCGACGGAACTCTTCGGGGGAAATCACGCCTTTTTCCAGATTCTGCTCCAGCAGGAACAGCCGGAGGGCGCGGGGCATGGGCACCAGCGTCTCCGGGTCCAGCTGCACATCCGCAATCCCGTTGAAATCGTCACGGGTCAGCTGCCGGGCGAGGTCGACACGGGACTCGCCGGTCAGGGCGATGGTCCGGGGGAGGTCGTACCCCCACCGCATGAACTCCAGCGTGATCTCGGCCCACTCGACCATGGCTTCCGACATGGCAATGACGCCCGGCAGGAAGACCCGCTCGACCTGCTCGCGCTGGGCCAAGATGGCACGACCCGATGATCCCGCAGAGAAGTTCCCACGGGTCGAGTCGTTCCACCCCATCTTGGCCTCAAAGGCGTCCCGCTCCAGCTGGAACAATTCCTTGGCGTCCGGGGCGAGGCTCATCCCCGGCAGCACCTTCAGCGCGTTGGCGTCACCCTCGACATCCAGAATGGTCATGGTGCCGACGGCCATGGATTCTTTCTTCAGGCTGCCCGCCCGCCCCATCAGCTTGGGGCCAGCGTTGAGGCGGACGTTGTCCACCCACTTTGACAGCACGGCATTGACGCGCATCTGGTGTTCCAGTGCGTCGTCAAGTCGGCCTTCGGGGAAGTAGCGGGGGTCGGGCGTCCCGTCCGGCACCCGCACCACCGGGATGCGGGGGATCGGCAGGCCCGACACGCTCACGACGACATCCCCCACCGTGACCATCATCAGCCCGTTGGGCAGGGCGTCACTCGGCTCGCAGTAGAGCGTCCGGCGCATCACCGTCTGGACTGGCTCCCCGCCGCCCCATGCGGACTGCATCGGGTTCTGGGCGGCTCCTGATCCCCAGACCGAACCAGTCCCAAGCGTACCCAGTCCAGCTGACAGTGTGCCACTGGACTGAGGGCCTGACATACCCAGTTCAGCAGCCACCTCCCGACCGTACCGGGCGGCGGATTCAGCCAGACTGATCTCATCCAAGAGGAGAACGTAGAAGGGCTTCTGGCTGGCGGTGGCGTTGGGGGAGACACGGACATGCTCCAGTGTGTAGGTCTTGGTCCGGGGGTCGCCCAGTCGCGCCATCTGGCCGGTGCTTTCCATTCGCTCCAGCGGCCCGGCATCGACATCCCAGTAGATGTGCCAGAAGGCAACGGCGTCGGTGCCTGCGGCGTGCCGGGCCTCGACCGTCTGCTGCTTCATTTTCTGCTGGGTCCACTGGTACTCCAGCCCGTCCTGCTGCACCTCGGCCTGCTTCAGGCGCTCGGGGTCGCGGGAGCGGGGCTGGGTCCTGAAGCCGGGGCGCTGCTCGGAGATGACCTGCGTGTGCAGGTCGAGGGCGGGCTTCACCATGTTGAAGACCACCCGTGAGACATCAGAGGGCTGCGGCGGTTCGATCCACCGCACAGCGGCATCGCGTCCCTGTGGGCCAGCCCGGCGGGTGATCCACTGCTTGCCCGAATAGAACAGGCGGTTGCGGGTAACGGCGGGCATCCGCTGGGCGACCATCGGCTCGGTCAGCGTCTCCAGCCCCTGCACCCATGCCACCCACGCCATGTCGTCGATGGCGTCGGTATCGACCATGCCCGTGGCCAGATCGACCGGCGCACCCTGCTGGGCGAAGGGGCAGTCGGCTCCGTACATGGCGCGGAGCCATGTCTCTTGCCCATCCACGGCGTCGGGGTCGTTCGGGTCCACCCGACCCACCATCAGGTCGGGGATGATGCCGGACTCGCTTTCCTCTGCGGCGGGCGGCTCCTCGCTTGACATGACGTTCCCGAAGTCGTCTTCGGCAACCTCGTCTTCCATGGGCATCTCTTCGCCCATGGCTTCGGCCATGATGCGGTCGGCCAGCGCCGTATCCAGTGCCTCGTCGGGTTCGGCGGCTTCCAGCTCCGAAAGCGCGATCCCGCCGGGGAGGATGGGGTCTTCCTCATCCTCCAGCATCTCGTCGTCCTGCGGCGGGAACGGGCTGGTCATGGGTCAGCTCTCCAAGGGGTTCAGTCGGGCGACGGCTTTGTCCCAGTCACCCAGCAGCTGCATCTGCTCTCGCAGGGTGGCTTCGGCCTGCTCACGTTCCCAGCCCTCGGGCCAGCTATTGACCCAGTCGATTGCGTTGGGGGTCATCGGGACTTGGGCGTCCAGCGAGGGCTTCTGCGGCGGGCGGGGGGCGAACAACTCCACCGTGTTCCAGAGCCGGAGCGCCGCATAGAGCAGCGCTCCGGTCTGGAGCAGGGAGACGACGCCTTCGATCCAGTTCACGGCCACACCAGCACGGTGAATCGGAGGGCGTCCGTCACTTCATCCAGCTCGACGCCGATCTTCCACGGGGCGGTGCGAGGCATCGACACCAGTTCGGTGGCCACTTTCTTGGCGACCTTCGTAAAGCCTTCCTCGGCCTGCCGCATCATCTGCTCGCGCTTGGCCCATGCCAGCGTCAAGAGGGCGTGCTCGGTCGAGTCGGAATCGACGCGGGTCTCCGTCGGCTGCTGGCTGGCGGCGCGAGACGCCTCGCTGGGCGGGCCAACCAGCGTGGGCACGGCAGTGGCGGCCTGAATCTCGTCCACCGTCGTCAGGTGGGGGATGTCGTTGGCGGGCGTCGTCGGTTCCATCGTGAACTCGGTGGTCATAGCATGGTCTCCGTTGGTGTGGTGGTCAGCTGGGCATCGACCCAGCATTTGCAGGCGAGGGTGAGATCCCCATTGGGGTCGGTCACCACCGCGATTTCCAGTACCCGGATGCCCGGACCCAGCCGGGCCGTCAGCGGGACCTGCACCTTCGACAGCAGATACCGCAACTGGGCTTCGGCGTACTCCATGGCCGACCGATCCCCCCGCATGGCGGCGCTGATCCGGTCGTCCTGCCGCTGCTGGAACAGCTGGCGGATGTCGCTGGGGATGCTGCCCGCCATGCTGGAGAGGCGCACCGCCAGTGTCTGGGTGGAGCCGTGGCCCTTCTTGCCGAACTTCTTGCCCGTGACAAACAGCTTGCCTGCGGCGGGCTTGGGCATCAGCTGGCGACCACCCGGTCGAGCAGGAGCACCGTGGCGATGCAGCCTGCGCCGAGCGCCGGGACATCAATCTGGTAGCTGGTGGCTTCGGCCAGCAGGAGTGCCGTGTCGGGAATCCGCAGTTCCGCACCTCCCGTCGTGCCCGTCGTGGTGCCGACGATGATGATGGGCTGCGCGAGGCCGCCGCCTGAGATCGTCAGGGTCGGGGCCACGGCAGGGGCTGCGCCGTAGTAGGTCAGGCGCACCATCTTGAACGCCCAGCGGGACTGCCGGGCCGGGGCGGCGCGGACCACGCTGATGGCGGCGTTGGTCACGACCGCTGTGCTGGTCGGCAGGAATGGGGTTGCGGTCAACTCTTCCAGTCGGGCCATCGGTCACAGCTCCTGTGGTGGGGAAGGATGCCCCAAGTCTACCACCCCAGCCCCAGCCCGCCAGCCCCCCACGCGCCCGCGTCATCCTCCCCCGCGAAACCCTCGTCTGCGGGGGGCAAGATGATTTCTCCCCTCCATGGGGTGTGCTCGGGCAGCAACACCGGAGCCACCGCCCCCCGCAGCCATGTGGCGATCCCATACCGGAGCGCATCCGCCAAGTCGTCGCCGCCCAGCCCGCCGACGGCGTCCACCTTCTGGGCGTCTTCGGGGTTGCGAATATTCCGGTCCATGCCGACCAGCTGCCGCAGGACGGCTTGGGCACCGGGCGTGTCATGGAAGACCAGCTGCGGCGGGCTACTCGCCACCAGCCCCCGGATGGCCTGCCACCCCGCCACCCGGTCCATCATGGCCCGGATCAAGACCACCTCACTCCCGAATACATCGACAATGGCGGGGGCGGAGGTCCCACGGGCGACCTGCTTGTTCCAGCAGTCATGCCCGGCGTAGGTCTCCTTCAGGCACCGCTCCCATTTGCCGTCATGGGCAGCGGCCTTGAGGACTTCTCGCTGTGCCTGCGGCACATGCTGGTACATGGACACAGAGTCGAGCACGTGGACCACGCCGTCGCCGTCGCGGGCCAAAGCCACAAAACTCGCGGGATGGTGATACCCCCAGTCGAACCCGCCCCAGTACGTCCACCACTGGGGGAGGTGTCCTTCGCTGTCGGCATAATCGCTCCGTGCTACGGTGTGGGTGTTCTGGCTGACCTCTCCGAAGTACCGGCCCAGCAGGGCGTCCCAGTTGCCCAGCACATACACCTGCCGCTCCGCTTCCGGCAGCGTCTCCAGCACCCGCCGGTACTCCTCCGACAGAAACGGATTGTCCGACGGCAGGGCGTTGATGTAGAACTCGCGGGGTCCCAGCGTCCCCATGTGGAAGGGGTCGTAGAACACACTCCGGGGCCACGCCATCGTCGGGTTGAAGCTGCACCACGTCAAGGGCGGCGGGGTCTGCTGCCCTGCCGGGGTGGGCCAGCTACCCACACGGGTGCGAAGCACGTTCAGGAAGCCCAGACTCACCTCATTGGCTTCCTCGACGTAGGCCCCCGAACACTGGAAGCCGCGCAGCCGCTGGAACGTCGGGTCCTGCGCTTCGCTGGCCGGGAACAGGATGATCTCACTCCCGTTGCTACAGGTCACCGTCCATGTCGCCTGATTGAACTTCTCGCTCACGAAGTTCGGACACATCGCCCGGACTAACGTCGCCCAGCTGGGCAACGTCGTCTTCCGCAGGGACGGCAGGTCCTTTCGCACTATCGCCCACCGCGACCCCGGAAACGCCTTCGCCAGAATCAGGATCGCTCCCAGACAGGCATTGGTCTTCCCGTTCTGAATCGCCCCCCCGTACCCCAGCAGGTCGTAGTTCCCCGACAACAGGGCTTCGATGAACCGCACCTGCGCCGGAAAGAACGAGAAGTCCGGGGGCCTTGCAGGGCCAGCAGGGGTGGTCGCTGAAGTGGTATCCGAGACAGGTGGAGCAGCGGATGATGCCATGTGTCCCCATGGTGGCGCTATCTGTGAGGGGGAAGGCGACAGTAGCCCTGTCTCCACCCGTGATTTCCGAGACTTCATCACACCTACTGTCGCTATCCCCGGATCATACAGGCCGTGTCAAGAGAGGGAAAGCGGGATATTTGGTGAGGCAGGACGGCCAACGCTGGGGGACCCTCGACCCGTGATACCCCCTCCCACCCCTCCGTCGTGCCCCCTGCGCTCCGCGATTCCTTCCTCATATCTGTCGTTCAGAAGGTGATGGACACGTTCCCGATCTGCACCACCCGGACATTCACGCCGCCCTCGCCATCCTCCTCTCCTGCTGGCAAGTGATTGGCCTGTACGGGTTTACCGTAGGCTCGGTCGTGGACGGTCTCCAGAATCTTGGTCGCAGCCTCCAACGCTCGGACCTTTCCTGCCTTCACGCCATCGTGCAGCTCGCCAGACGCAATCCCGACGCTAATCTGGTTCAGCAGCTTGCCTGTCAGTTCCCGCATCAGCGCATTCTTCGTGTTCTTGTTGTATCCCTTGCGCGGTCCGGGCTTCCCGCCAGTCAGCAATCGTCCGCCGTTCTTGGCTGGGATCATCGGCAGCGTGTCTGCGGCGGGCTGCTGGATGGGCGCTGTGAGGGTCTCTGCGACGGGTTCGTCAGTCATGGCTGGTATCTATCCTCTCCCTCTGTAAATTGCCTCTTGACGTGCTATGGATACTTCATGGGTCAGCAGGAATGGCCTGTCTGACATCCACGATGACTTCTGGAGACTGCACCATGACGAACGCCGAACGCAAGATCAGCCACAAGGATGCCGACTGGGTGCTGGAGTGGTACGAGACGACGCCGATTGGTCCCCGCGCAGTGAAGACGGCTTCCACCGACCGGCTGATGGCTCGGGCCAAGTGGCTGTTTGAGGGGCTGGGCGAAGGGGAGGGCATCGAAGCTCAGCGCATCGACGACGAACTCCTGCGGCGGCAGGAGGACGCCGTGGGCGAGCAGGTCGTCTTCACCGAACACGGCGTCGGCCTGATCTGGAAGGACGGGGTGCTGATCGGCGCCATGCTCTGATCCGCCGCTCTCCCTCTAGGATTCGGCACTTGACATGCTCATGAAGTTTCATGGGTCAGTCAGCACATCCGCTGGCTGGCCCGCCGCAGGACCATTTCATCTTGTGAGGATTTCCCGATGACGCACGAACTGCTGGACACGACTGGTGCGCTGGACGAGTCGCTGATTCTGGCGATGGACATGACGCAGATTCGCCAGTGGTCTGACGCCGACCACGACGACCTGATCGACGCCCTTGGGTCCATCACGCACTGCGCCGACCGTGAGGCGGGCAGCGTGGACGGGCCGACTGGCTACTGGTGCTGCTGCTACACCTTCCCGCACACCGATCCTGCCGAGGGCGAGGGAGCCGTGATCTACGCCGAGGATTCGCTGGGCTTCCGGTACGCATGGCTGTTCGGGTCCGCCGCAGACGCCCTGCACGAAATGGACTCGGTGGACGACGCCGACGCCGAAGCGAACGCCGACGCCGAGGAAAGCTGACCCACCGTAGGGGCCGGGCTGTGGAATCCGCCGCAGCCCGGCGCAGTCTCATCACCATGAGGACCAATCCCATGAACATCAACGGCATTTGGGTGGGGCGCGAGTTTGCCTCGCTGTACGAGCACGGCGGCGTGTTCTTGGCCGACGAGATGGACAACGAGGGTTTCGCCAGCTTTGGCCACGACAACCACACGCAGATCGCCCACATGCGGCGGGCAGGAACCATCGAACGCACCACCGACTGGCTGTCCTCACCGTATGTCGCGTCGATGCTGTCCGACACGCTCCGCGATCCAACCCGTGGCCGTGGGCTGCACACGCTGCCTTACCTCATCACGCTGCACAACGCATGGGAATCCTGACCATGAAACACACCACATGGAACCCGACCCGCCACAGCATCCGCCTGTGGTGGAACCGAAACGCCGTCACGGTCCTCGTCAGCCTTGGGGCGCTGGCCGTGATCTTGTGGGTGGACGGCGTGGACTCCCGGCAGGACCGCTGGAACGCCCTGTACGACCGCTGTGAGATCGCCATGCGGCAGGACAGCACCGCCAGCGACCACGAGATCGCGGATGTCTGCGGCGAGGCCGCCACCCGACTGACCAAGTAGCCCGCTCCCTCTGTGATTCAGCCCTTGACATGGGCTGGATACTTCAAGGGTCAGCCAGAACATCCTCTGGCTGGCCCGTTTCACTCCGCACTGAGACCATCCCATGCGAAAGAACACCGCCCGCGCCCTGACCAACTTCCTGAAGGGCAAGGCTGACATCCCGTCGCTGCACGGGTCCAGCATCTGGTCCGATGGCCAGACCCTCTGGTCGTACCACACCGCCCTCTGCACATGGTTCGTGTCGGGCGCGGAACCCACCAGCCGCATCCCCCGCAGTGACGACCGGCGGGCGCTGGCCCTCAACATGACCAAGTATTCCGTCACCACCACGCAGCACCAGTACGCCATCCGGTACGACCTGACACTGCGGGGGTGCCTCAAGGCGTATGACCCGGATCACCGCCGCTGGTGCCTGACGAACAGCGCCCCGCTGGTGCAAGAAGTGTGTGACGCTGACCAAGGCATTGGACGCGAGACGCTGGCCGAATACGCCAGCCACCTACTGTCCGCGTGCTACGCCGCTGACAACGCCCTCGCTGCGGCGGGTCTCCGCTGATGGCCCGCGAATATCGCCCCCTCCACTGGCAGGTCGAAGTCACGGCCACCCTGCGCGACGGCACCACCCGCCACATCCTGACGCGCCGCCACTGCTCATTCCGCGAAGGACTGCGGCGGGGCCACACCTTCTGCCGCAAGCACGGGATCGACTGGGTCCAGCTTCACGCCACTACCCCGAGTCTGGGCACCATGCCGACCGAGACGCTTCTCCCTCTGTAATTGCCCCCTTGACACGGGTAGTTACTTTCACGGGTCAACTGGACACCCTGTCTGGTTGGCCCTTTCCACTCCACCGGGACCACTCCGATGGCAACACCGAAGAAGACCGCGTTCGATGTGGGGCAGCGGGTCCGCCTCACCACCACCTGCGACGGGCTGCACCCCGATGGCGAGACTGCCGTCCGGGTCAACCCCGGCGAACTGGTGGAAATCACGGCCCACCTGTCGGGCAACAACTACCACGCCAAGTACGCCCAGCGGGTGGGCACCAACTGGGGGTGGGGTAGCGTCCGCCTCAACTTTGCCGACGCCCAGACCGTGCTCGGACGGCAACTGTTCCCCGGCCCACTGGACCGAGACCTTGGGGTCCGCCCGCAGGATCAAGGCAACGGCCCCACACTGAATGCCTCTGGGCAGGGGTCCACCGCTGCGAAGGACGAACTCCACGCCCACGGCAAGGGTGACGCGCCCAGCCCCGAGACAAGCGACGAGGAAGGCGACGGCACGGGTGGGGGCAAGGCCGACCCCGCCGCAGAGAAGGACCCGCAGGACATGACCACTCAGGAATTGTACGACGAGTTGCAGGACGCAGGTGCAGGTTCCCCGCAGGATTCCGCCGAGACCACTTCCGACGACGAGACCGACGACATGACCGACGACCAGAAGCACGCAGCCGACGCCCTCGCCAAGGCCCTCCAGCAGATGGGCACCCCCCCCGCTGCCACCCCGCCACAGCAGCAGGACGCCACGCTGGAGCAGCGTGTCGCCACGCTGGAACGACTCGACTCCACCATGACTACGCCCGTGCGGGATGCGTTCCCGTCGGTGGCGAAGCAGGTGTCGGCCATCGGTGCCATCCTGACGGGGCCGCTCGCCACCTTCATGGGCACCACGGGGGCCACGCTCGACGAAGTGAAGAAAGACATGGCCGCGATACAGGCGGCGCTCGTCGAAGCGGTGAAGGACGCAGCCAAGGCAGCGGCTGCCGCAGCGCCCGCCGCAGGGGAACCCGTGATCCATGTCTTCCAGACCCCGACGCAGACCTTCCAGACCGAGAAGGGCGACCGCCCCGAGATCGTGGAGTCCCTGTTCCGCATCGGCTGCGGGATCAAGAACATCCAGTGGGTGGGTCCGGCGGGCTGCGGCAAGACGACGATGGCCGCGATCATCGCCACCCGACTGGGCTTGGAAGTGGGGGACGCGACCTGCTCCCCCGGCATGTCGGAGACCATCTGGACGGGCCGACTGGTCCCGAACATCGCCACCGGGGTGGACAACTACCGGGTCTCGCTCTTCGCCCACCTCTTCGAGCACGGCGGCGTGTTCTTGGCCGACGAGATGGACAACTCCGATCCCGCCTCGCTGCTCGCCATCAACACGGCGCTGGCAAACAGCTACTTCACCCTGCCCGATGGTCGCCGGATCGTGCGCCACGCGGACTTTGTGATGATTTCCGCGATGAACACCTACGGCAACGGTGCTGATCGGGTGTATGTGGGACGCGCCCAGCTGGACGGTGCCTCCAAGGACCGCTACAAGGGGGGTGTCATCACGGTGGGCTACGACCCGACCATCGAACGGGCGATCTGCGGCGGGGTGGGCAACAAGAACGACGCGAAGCGGCTCTACGCTGCGGTGGTGGCCCTGCGGAAGGCGGCATCCAAGGCGGGCATCCGCGAGATCATCTCCACCCGCTGGATCGTCAGCTGCTCCAAGCTGATGGCGGGGGGCCGGACGCTGGCCGAAGCCATGCGAATCTGCGCCGAAGACTGGTCCGAGAACGACCGACTGGCCTGTGGCATTGCCGACACCGCGCCCGCCGCAGTCGAAGCCGAAGTCGAACCCACGTTCTGATCCATCCCTCTCCCTTCACTGAGACTCTCCCATGAAAGGCCGCAACAAGAGCACCCTGCCCGAAGCACACCGCTACGAGCACTACCTTACGTCCAAGGTGGACCATGACGCCCGTGTCACCATCACGGGCTACGACACCAGCGAGATCGGCGGCGGCAGCATCGTGAAGTACGACGCCCCTGCGGGGAAGGAGACCGCCTCGCTGGTCTGCTACGACATGGATGGGTTCCGCAACATCCAGAAGCTGGGGGTCGCCATGAACCACAAGGCACTGGCTCCGCGCCCCGCTGGCTGGGGGCCAGCCCCGACCGACATCTCGTGGAACGGGTACACCCATGCCCGAGGGGCCAGCTGGCTCAACAACTGGACGCAGCAGGACCGGGGTCCGGGTTCCAAGCCCGTCTGGTCCCCGACGGTGGTGATGAACGCCCTGCGGGGGGAAGGCCCTGTGATTGCCAAGAACGCGAACCTGCTGGGGGTGGTGGCCGACGCCTTGCGCCGCCGACTGCCCGCCGCAGAGGACCTGCGCCCTCGGCAGGAGTGGGGGGCCGAGGGCCACACGCTGGATGCGATGCGGGCCATGAACGGGGACTGGGACCACGCCTTCCGCCGCACCAAGCGCCGGGCGCGGGTGTCCAGTCCCGTGGTCACGCTGATGGTCACGCCGGGCGGGTGCCAGCAGTGCATGATGCAGGTCTGCCCGGTGACCGACGCATCCCAGCTGCTGATGTGGGCCGCGCCGATGGTGGCGGCGGCACTCCTGCTGGAAGAGGCGGGCTGGCGGGTGCGGGTGCAGGTCGGGCTGCTCACATCCACCGGCTCCAGCGGCGGGCCGCTCCAAGGCAGCGTCATCACGGTGAAGGAAGCCCACGACCGAGTGGACCTGCGGGTACTGGCGGCGGCCTGTGCCACGCAGCAGCTCCAGTTCGGGGCCTACGGGGTGGCGAACGGCGCACTGCACAGAGGCAACCACGAACACGGCGGGGTGGTGTTGGTGGTGAAGGACG